AGAACTCATCAATGAACACCTGAAAGATGACATCCGTTGGGGTATTGATCAAGACTTCCTATGCTCTATCGTGGAACCATTGGTAAGACCGAACTGGATGGAACATGATGCGTTCTACAACATCAGTAAAAGGAAGTTTGATAAATACTGCCGTGGGTTTCCTACACCACGTGATCGTAAGACCATGCGGTTTGTTGGTGAGCCATTCGATGCAAATGATAAGAGTGAAATTGTACTAACGCAGGTGGGTCATGATTGATTATAAAAATATGCAATGGGGTGGGTCTGGGATGACCTACGAAGCATGGAAGTGGATTCGTGATAACATCAAAAAGGGTTCCACTATTGTTGAGTTTGGAGCGGGAGCTATTTCCACTCCACGACTTGCACCGTTTTATAATGTGATTTCATTTGAACATGCAAAACCGTGGGCAGATAAAGTCAATAAGACGTTGACTGATAGTGATAACCCGTATATGTCAACGGTACATCATGCTCCGCTCAAAAATATGTTCTATGATAAAGAGGTTATTGACAAATTTATTCCTACAAATCCAGCACTAATCATTCTCGATGGACCCACCTATAGTGCTACTTCTAGTCGAGAACCTTTTGTGAAGCTATACGGCGAATTGTTTTACCCATCATCATGTCCGCTACTAGTAGATGATTTGCACAGAAGTCATGACTTAGCAATTGCAAATATTTTATCAAGTGAATATAGTCTAACAGTACAACTATTGGGACCAAAAAATCATATGTTTGGAGTACTAGACCCAAATGGCTAAAACATTTCCTGTAACACATGCAATCATATCTACCAACACCAATCGAAACTACATCGAGTATTAGCAACATATCTCCAAGGTCTACAAGTCTATCTTCAACATCGAAGTCATCTGCCCATTCGTCTACAAAGACATGAAAGAGTATGAAGAGTGGATGCCAAAGCTAACACCACACGGAACAGTGCTTCCACTAAAAGCAGTCGATGGTATTGATACAGGCAACCAAGCAAAACTATCTCGTATGTTCGTTGCAGGCAAATACTACAAAGACAAAGTAGTAGTGCTAAACGACATGGATTTGATTCCGCTTACGCATGAGTGGTACACAAAGAAGATTGTAGACAACTGGAAAGACAACCACATTCTATGCATTGGTTCTGAGTGTTATGAAAACACAGCAGACAAGGGTAAGTTTCCTATGAGCTTCCTCACAACACAGGGAAGCACTATGCAGGAAATCATCAACCCTAAATCATTGGAGTGGGAAGACTACATCCGACAATTCGTTGGAATGAAAGACATCGACGCAAAAGAGAACGTCAAGAATCCTTGGCATAAATTCTCTGATGAGTCAGTGTTGCGTGCAATGATGAAAAGATGGGATCAACCCGAAAGAGAAATCCGAGTAAAGAGGTGGGATGATGGTGGCAATTCTGTGCGTTTTAATTACATGGTTTGCCGTGCGACTATGCATGAGTTTAAGCCAGAGAGACTAGAAGAAGGTAAGTATGCTTTCTATCATGCACCACACCCATACCAGTACGATAAGGTGAAAGACTTCTTAGCTGATATTGATAAGAGATATGGTCTATAAGTTAATAGATTATATCTTTCTAAGACAATGAAATTGTAACAGGGAATCGAAATCTTGTCAAGAGGCAATTTGAGATTTTAGGATAAATTATGAGAGTAGCAATCATCCAAGAAGAAGGCGTACACCAAGCAAACCGGCACATGCGAGAATGTTTGTGTTTGTTGCGTGCCTTTTGTCGCCATCCTGATGTTACTGAAGCGATTGTGTGGGGTCGAGGATTTAACACAAAGATTTCTGACTGGAATTCATTCGACATCATCATCAACATCGAAAACTATTCGCATGGGTGGATGCCCGACCTATCCAAGACAACACATCCGACCAAGTTCATGTGGAGCATCGATGCTCACTGCGGCATGATGGGATCGCACGCAAAAATTTATAAGCAGGGCAACTACGACTACATGCTTCAGGCATCATCGTTGTGGCTAACGCCCCACTACAACGAAGGCATCGAGAAATCAATTTGGTTCCCGAACGCATACGACGATACAATCTTCACCCTAGACGAAAACACCGTATTTGAGCAAAAACCGACGTTATTGGGGTTCTGCGGGTCTAAGCTCGACCGGGATGGTTTGATGCAGAAAATTGCAAAAAAAACCGCGTTTACGCCCGATTATTGGGTATTGGGTAAGGCAATGATCGACAAGGTACGATCCTACAAAATGCATCTAAACCCAAATCTGTCTTGGGACATCAACTACCGCAACTTTGAGACTATGGGATTGGGGACCGTGATCCTAGCAAACAATGACTACAATGTGGTAGATTACCGCAATCTTGGGTTTGAGCATGGAATAAATTGTTTGCTATGGGAGCGAAAGAACATCGATGGTTTGCTAGAATTAATTTCTGAATACTCCGATCCTGCAAAAACAGACGAATTAAAATCTATCGGAAAAGCGGGTCATAGTCTTGTATCGGAGTATCATACTTACTACAATAGGGTAAACGATATCATTGCACTGCACCAAGGCAAATCAATTGCTGATGTGTATGCAGAGCGACCATACGAATCTCCCGATCTAGAGGAAGTCTATGCAAGAAGGAATGTTAAATAAACCAGCACCGCATTTGTCGGCAGAATGGTTTTCGAAGAGAGTAGAAGCTATTGTCAAGTCAGATCGAATCTCATACATGGATGCGATCATCGACCTATGTGAAATGTATGAGATGGAACCAGCACTTGCTGCATCGTTGATATCAAAGTCAATCGAGCAACACGTGAAAGACGAAGCAATCGAACTCAACATGTTTAAGTCTAAATCGGAGAGCTTGCCTCTATGACTAGACGTAAACGAATCGAGAACATACCCGAAGGATACCTTGCTTGGAGTGTTATCACTGCACTACAAAGACATATCAATACAACCTATGATATGATCAAGTATCGCGGCAAGATGAAGTCGATCAATCATACTGTCTACACACAACAAGCGACTGAGCGGAACAAGATCATCTACTCAATCATCGAAAAGAACTGCGAACGGCGGGAAGACGAGATTCTACGAATGGCAATGTTCATGACGGTCGAATACCAAAAACATGCCAACATCACAAATCCGCACCACAAAGTATTTGCCATGCCTGCCACATACACGCACAATGAATTTCTTGCTGCGTATGAAAACTACAAGACAAAAACTTATAACCGACGAGACTCATTCACTGAAGACCTAAAATTGATTGTTCCTATGCTGGTGAATGAGCAGACCGGAAAAGCAGCAAGAAAAGCCATGATCAAACTATTGACTGGCGATGCGAAAGAAGCTACACTACACATCTACAAAACAATGATCCAGCAGGATGAAGACTTCAAGCCGATGACCGAATCGCTTATTGTGTTGGATCAGATTGGTAAGGGATCAGAAAAAATAATCGCGGATTCGGAGTACAAGGATTCGATTTATGGTGACATGGCTAGACGTATAAATAAGATCAGCCGATTGTACAACCCCGACCTGCGTAAATACGAGAAGTTCATTCTCGACTATTGCAAACAACCGGAAACAGGAGAATCTATCTAACCACACACATACACAAACACCCCACCGCGACACACAAACACAAAACACACTTTTACACACAAACACAAAGGAAAACATTATGGGATTCAAAGACCTCAAAAAGCAATCGACCAAGGGCGGTACAATCGCTTCACTTCAAGAGAAGCTAAAGTCACTCAACACTTCAGACTCAGCTTCATACAAGGATGACCGCTTCTGGTATCCTGCACGCGACACGGCAACCAAGAAGGGTTCGGCAGTGATCCGTTTCCTTCCTGCACGTGAAGAAGACGTTACTGTTGATGATGACGGAACCAAGACATCGGTGAATGGTTTCCCTTGGGTTCGTACCTACTCACACTCGTTCCAGAACGAAAACAACGGTAAGTGGTACATCGAAGATTGTCCAACCACCATTGGCGAAAACTGCCCAATGTGTGAGGCAAACTCTGAGCTTTGGAACACTGGCAGCGAAGCAAACCAAAACTTGGTTCGTAAGCGTAAGCGTCGTTTGCAGTACATCGCTAACGTGCTGGTAGTCAGTGATCCAGCTAACCCTGAGAACGAAGGCAAAGTCTTCCTATACAAGTTCGGCAAGAAGATTTACGATAAGATTCAAGCAGTCATCACCCCTGAGTTTGATGACGAAGAAGCAATCGATGTCTTCGACATGTGGAATGGTGCTAACTTCGCACTTCGTATCGGCGTGAAGGATGGATGGACTAACTATGATAAGTCTGAATTCCTCACACCATCGGCAATCTCCGATGACGATACGGAACTGGAAGAAATCTACAACTCTATGTACAAACTGAGCGAATTCATCGCTCCATCACGATTCAAGTCGTATGATGAGTTGAAGAAGCGTCTTGACCTTG